CGGTGAAATGCAAACGCCATTCAGGTAGTAGCGGGTTTCTTCAGTGGAGCAGCACACAAGGGCGGCTCTCAGGAGATCAACGGGGAGCGTAGTAACAGCGGTCATGACATACCTCATAAGTTAACATTCTTGGGCGGGCTTGCCCCCACGCCACCAGCCGCAACTGGTGGCGGGAGAGTTTCCCTAGAGAAGGTCATCGCTCTGGCGGACCTTGAGCAGATAGCTGGAACCATCAAACTCAATGGACAGGTCATCCTCAGCGTAAACATCCAGCCAGAGGGTCAGGCCCTCAACAGCGGCGGCATGGGTCTTGTAGATGCCCAGTGTGAACTTGTTCATGCGAGGTTCCTCCAGTGATTGATCTGCCACTCACGGCTGTTAGCGTAAGCAATGGCCTCTTCCTTCGTCTGGAAGGCCACGCGGTAGCACCCCTGCCAGAGACCCCAATGCTCAGTGTCTTCGTCGTAGCCCAGTTCAGCGACATCGCCGTGGACCTGATACCAGAAGTCAGAACAGGCATCCTCCGGGCTGGAACCCTGACCGATGCGCGAGCTTTCGCTTTCTACCGGGTTGTCATAGGCGAACCACAATTCGTTGGTCGCATCGTACTTCGTGCTCAGCTTCGTCATAACATCCTCCGTGGGGGCCGTAAGCGGCCTATGCCTAGTTCCATACACCCAATTGGTTACGGGTGTCAACAGCCATGTAAAAGAAAAAGGGGCCGAAGCCCCTCTGGTTACTTCGCAAACCAGATGTTGTTCTCTTTGCGGAATTTGGGGTGGTTGTCATCGCGGCCAAAGCGGACATCCTCAATCAGCTTGCCGTCCCAGAGCCGAGAGGAGATGTAAGCAGGCCAGAGCTTGGTCGCGGTGTGATACCGACCGACCAGACCGTAGGCGCAGATGTCATGCTCGCCAAACAGCTTGGCCTCAACCCGCTTCGTCTGACCGCGCAGGGTGACTTCAACCGTGCCGGGGGTATAGGTGAAGCTGTAGCCGCTATCAAAGGTCCGGGTGACAGCCTCGCCAGAGGCGGTGAAGGTTTCGCGGTTGATCAGGGTCTTCGTCATCGTAGTCTCCTGTGTGAGGGCCACCAGCGGCCTATGACCACTCTCCTACACCCAATTGGTGATGACCGTCAACACCTTTCTTGGGGATAACCAGCGCAAAAGTCAGAAAAATGCGGTATAATGCTTCGCATGACGGGAAAGCCCAAACAAGACAATGTGGTTACGATGCGCCGGATGGGGCGGCCCCCCATTAACTGGACGCCTGACCTTGAGGAGTTCATCCTCTCCCTCGTCATTGCAGGGCGGAGCCTGCGCCAGATTGTAGAAGAGGGAAAGCAGACGTTTGGAGAAAAGGCATTCCCTAGCGATGCGCTCATTAAAATTCACCTAGCGTCAACTCCTGAGTTTCTTGCCAAATACGTAAAGGCCAAGGACGTTGCTCAAGACTTGATGGCCGAGGACATCGTGGACATCATGGACGGGCGGCTACCCGGCTTTGAAACGGCTGACCTAGACCAGCGCAAGGCCAGTGCCGAAATCCGCAAGTGGGTCATGGGTAAGCTCCGCCGCAAGAAGTGGGGCGATGTAAAGGTCACGGAGGTCACTGGTGCTGACGGAACGCCCCTGATCCAGCCGCAGGTCATAGACACCCGCTCCCTGCCCCCAGAAGCACAGGCGGCTCTCTATCAGGCCCTACAGGTCATCAAGGCCCAGCAAGAGGCCGAAGACATCAACCCACTCACAGAGGAGACATAGCTATGGTCACTGCCCTTAACGCATTCGTTGAAATCGGAATGTTCTTCGCATTCATCGCCCTCATATACTGCATCATCCAGATCATTGACGTCATCCGCGAGGAGCGCGAGCGTCTGATGTGGTACAGGCGTGGCGGCACCCCCGTGCGCAATGACGATGAGAACCAGTCAGAGCCTGAGGTGTGAGATGGGCATGACACCCATTGAGGTCATCTTGTTAACCTACAAGGTGCGGCAGGCTCAGAAGTCCTTCCATGCAGTGATGCAGTCAGGCGAGGCAGCAGACCCGCCGCTCATGGACCGCCACACCGCCATGGTGGCACTGGAGGAAGAGCTTGACCCCATCTTGCAGTCGTATGTGGACTACTACAGGGCGGTAGAAGCCTCGGGAGAGTGGTGATGCCGACTGAAGACCTTGTTGAAGCTCTCATGCGGGCATCCCTAGAGGCCGCCAGCCTGACCAAGCCAATAGTGGACAATTCTGACACTCGTGCCGCCTATGCCCGTGGCGTCCGCGACATGGCGGGCCTTGTGCATGCTTGCATCAAGGTGGCGGATGAGGCGGCAGAGTTTAACAGCGACAACAAGGTGGTGGCCACTATGCTCAAGGGATACGCCCAGTCTCTCCGCATGATCGTCGCTCACGCTGATGACCTGATCCCGCCGGGGTATGAGAAGTGATCGCTCATGAGATGCCGCCAATCCTCAGGTGCCCTTTTTGTGAGAAGCCTGTGGAAATCGTCACCCTTCAGAGTTCCCCAGAAGACGTTAACATTTGCGTTGTGGTATACTTCCACCCCGACGGTGAACAGCATTTTGTAAATTACACTCCGAAGCACAAGGGAGAATTAACGTATGACGAAAGACCTGAACCTTGAGGCCGTTAACAGTGCCCTAAGTGGGCAAGTCCAGAAGCTGCTGGCAGAACTGAAGGCGGCAGACAAGCGCAACGCGGAAATCATGAAGCTGCGTGAGGTGCTAGAGCCATTTGCAAAAGCCGCCCATGGCTTTGACAGTTACAACATCAAAGACCCTGAAGAGTGGTTTGCCTATAGCGGGGTGAAGTCAGCAGACGGCACGACTGGTGCGATAACTGTTGGCGACCTTCGCCGCGCCCGCGCCGCACTCTCAGGAGACAAGCATGAGTGATATTGTGGAGAGGCTCCTCCATTGCTCCGAAAACTGTGGCGATGAGTATTTACATGAGCTTACAGGAAAGGCCGCCGACACCATCACCCGCCTCACCGCAGAGGTGGAGAGGAGGGACGCGGCGTTGCGTGAGTGTGAAACGGAATTGAATGCCCACTACCGAATGGAATATCCGGGCGATCACCCGCACAGCCAGAAGGAACTGGCGCTGGCAATGGCGTCAAACCCAGCCACCGTTGCACTGAAGGAGACAAGCAATGATTGAGCTTGGTAAGCAGTACAGGACGCGCGATGGCCGCGAGGTCCGCATCTATGCGGTGGATGGTGGTGGTGAGTTCCCGGTTCATGGGGCGATCAAGAAGCCGGGTGACATTTGGGACAGCACGTGCTGGGGCGTTAATGGCGAGTGGTTTTCTGTCGCGGATATGGATTGCTACGACCTCGTTGAGGTGAAGCCCCGCATCCAGCGCGAGGTGTGGGTGAATGTGCATCACAATGGTGTGGATGATGAATTGTGGTTCACCAGACGAACGGCTGATGAGCAAGCACTGACTAGCCGCATCGCCTGTGTAAAGCTGGTCATTGATTGTGAAGAGGGGGAAGGACTGTGATCAAGCCTGATCCAAAGGAACTGGCCGCAGACTACTTAAGGGCCGCTGAACAAGTTGGCGGGTGCATGGATGGCGGGTGCGTCATTCTTCAACCGACAGGTCAGCATACCAACGGCGGTTGTCGGTGTACGTTAAAGATGGACCCCATCCGGGAGCGCGGTGTTCGCAAACTTTTGATGATGGCGCAGCACTTGGCGAAAGAGGTGACGCATGATCCGTCCTGACCAGATACCGGATGAGGTGGTAGAAGCTTTGCGAGAAAACATCCTCCACGATTGCTCATTCAAGCACGCCATCGCCGCCGCTCTCAATGCGTGGCCGGGGGCTTTCCCGCACACGTTCCGTGGCCCGCTTGAGGGTTTCGGCTATGTCCTTCCTCTGACACATGAGGACAACGATGATTAAGGATGAGCAGCTTTCAGACGAAGCTGTGGAGGCGGCTGCAAGAGCTATCATCATCGCAAACGGTGGTGACCCTGATGCTCTTCTGCGTCTGACCATACACAAAACCACAATCAAGGCATGGCAACAGGTTGCCCCACTGGCCCGCGCCGCTCTCACCGCAGGGCTGGCAGCGTGGCCGGGGGCGCATGAACGTACAGATGATTGGTGTACACCACCGGATCATAATCTCATCCTCCCCCTGACACAGGAGAACAACAATGGTGGCGATTGACCACACCTCGTGCGGCCCGTGCGCCAACGTAATGTGTAGCCAGTACGGTTGTCAGCGTGAGCGGGCGCGGCAGGTTAGCCCTTATCGCTACTACCCGGAATTCATCGCGCAACGGGGCTGCATCTGTCCGCCAACCAGCGAACAGACTTGTATGAGCGCAACATGCCCGAGGAGGTTGCCCCGCACATGACAACATGGCGGAACGAATGTGTTGTGGAATTGATAAAGCCCCCGGATGAAGGCGGCCAGAAGGTTGGCGTTATGATCTACTCTGTCCGCGTAACACACAAGCCAACTGGCCTTATGGCGGAATGCGGATACGAAAGAAGCCAACTGAAGAACAGAGAGATAGCTTACGCGATGATTGAGTGGGGTCTTGTTTCTGTGAAGTTTCCACTGGGGGCGAAATGAGCATCATAAAGCAAATTGACGACCAGATTGCAGCCCTCAAAAAGAAGAAAGCCGCAATCCAGCAAAAGTGTAGCCACCCTGCCGTTAAGTCCAAGACGCATTGCGATGATGGTAACATCATGACCGGGCGTGACCCGTCTAGTTGGACAGATCACACTTGCGAACTGTGCGGATACCAATGGCAAACGGAGAAGAAATGAATACCTCTAATCTACGCGAGAGAGTAGCGAGAGCAATATGCAAGGCAGAGGGAGACGACCCAGATAGCCTTGATCCGTGGATGGAGCCAGAGCACCAGCACCCCGCTTGGGAGCATTATGAAGACCACGCAGACGCTGCCATAGCCATTGTGCTGGAGGAGGCGGCGAAGGTGGCGGATGGTTATCACCGCACAAAAGAGGTCACGCGCGATCTGATGGATGACGGCCATATCACCACAACAACTGTGCGCAGTTTAGCAGACCCACTTAAAATTGCCGCCGCCATCAGAGCATTGAAGGATACCTGATGCGAACCTATCGTCGCCACTCACCACCCGTTAACGCGCACCCATTTGCCCGCCAATTGTTTGATGAGATGGACCGTCAGCAAATCGGCGTTCTGGACATGGCGGAACGCGCTGGCGTCAACAAGAACACCGTCAAGGACTGGAAGACCCGCTCCGTCCCCAGCATTGATAACTTGCAGGCTTGTCTTAACGTACTAGGTCTGCGACTTACGGTAACCAGAAGTGGGAGACAGAAAGACGATGAACTATGATTTTGTTGTTAATGAAGATCACCCGCACAAAGGCGGCAATCTTTGGCAGGGCGACCCTTGGACGTTCGCTCCGCGTGTCTGGCGGTACATGGTGGACCGCTTCGCCATCAGGTCTGTTCTGGATGTCGGGTCAGGGCGAGGTCATGCCGCCGCATGGTTCTACAAGCATGGGTGCGCCACAGTAGCCATAGACGCCGAAGATCAGAATGTTGCCAGCGCCTTTTATCCGACCGTCATGCACGACATCACGCTTGCTCCATTTACTTGTCTGGTGGACCTTGTTCACTGTCAGGAAGTCGTGGAGCATATTGACCCGTCCCACATCAACAATCTGATGATGACGCTCTGCAACGGTGACGCCATTGTCATGTCTCACGGTGAGCCGGGGCAGGTTGGGCATCATCATGTTAACCTCCAGCCCGCCAGTTACTGGATAGAGCAGATGGGACAGCGCGGCTTTGCCCTGCTGGATGATGACACCATCCGTGTTCGCAAGCTGGCGGAAGGCGAGGCGGCACATCACTTGGCGCGCTCCGGTCTGGTGTTTGGGCGGAAGATGGCGAGGCAGGCATGATCACAAGACTTGAGCCGCCAATTCCGCTGGCAACCGCCAAGGGCGATGGCTGGGCATTTGCCGTCATTGACTACGGCTTTGAGGCGGACCTGATTTGGGTGGTCGCCGTTAACGAAAGCCGTGAGATTTGGTGCATACCCAACCGCGAGGTCAGGATGCAGAAGAACTGGACGGCTGGCAGGCGGGATGAATAAGGCCGCGCCCGTCATGATCCCTATGCGCTGCCCGGTCTGCAAGCAATGCTGGGCGGACCCAAAGCACCCCGGCTGCATTTACAATGGCCCGTTTGATGGCTATGTAGAGGTGAAGCAACAGCCGAAACCGCCATGCTGATTGACCCCAAGAGCCTAAGCCAGTTCTTCCCTGTTGATCCTAGCAGGCCCGTAGACGTTGACGGCACGATGCGGGACATTGAGGCCGCCTACTACGAAAGCAGCCTGTACGAGTTCCTGAAGGCTGGCTGGCGGTATATTGACCCTAACCCCTATGTAGACAGTTGGCACCTTGGGGCTATTGCAGAACATCTGGAGGCGGTCAGGAACGGCCAGATCACCCGCCTGATCATCAACCAGCCACCGCGCACATCCAAGTCATCCATGCTGGTGGCATTTGACCCGTGGATATGGGCGCAGGCCGAGAAGACCGACACATCTGGCCCCGGTGTGCAATTTTTGCATGCCTCATACGCCCAGAACCTGTCCATCCGCGATAGCGTCAAGACCCGCCGCCTCATTGAAAGCCCATGGTATCAGAAGTACTGGGGCAATCGCGTTAGCATCACAACCGATCAAAACACCAAGACCCGTTTTGACAACAATCAGGGCGGCTACAGGCTGGCAACATCCGTTGGCGGCACGCTGACAGGTGAGGGCGGCGGCATCATCGTCATTGACGACCCGCACAACGCTGTAGAGGCGGAGAGCGAAACCGTCCGCACCAGCACACTGGAGTGGTTTGACAACTCACTCAGCACCCGTCTTAACAACCCGCGCACTGGCGCAATCATCCTAGTCATGCAGAGATTGCATGAGGAAGACCTGACGGGCCACATCCTGAGCAGCGATGCAGGTCAGGACTGGGTGCATCTCATGCTGCCCATGCGCTATGAGCCAGACCGCGCAGCCGTGTTGTATCCCAACGCCATTGGCTGGGAGGACCCGCGTGAGGAGGAGGGGGAGCTACTTACCCCTGAGCGGTACGACGAAACCTCTGTAGCGCGCTTAGAACGTCAGCTAGGGCCATTCCAAGCGGCAGGCCAGCTACAGCAGCGCCCGGAGCCAAAGGGTGGCGGCATCCTGAAGCGCGACTGGTGGAAGGACTGGGACCGCGAGAACTACCCGGAAGTCAGCTACGTTCTATCGTCTGTTGATACCGCCTACACCGCCAAGGAGGAAAACGACTATTCCGCCATGACGGTTTGGGGCATCTTTGAGGATGAGAATGAAGTCCCGCGCGTGATGTTAATGAACGCTTGGCGGGACAAGCTTGAGTTCCATGAGCTTGTTGAGAAGATCGCTTACACGAACAGGAAGTTCAAAGTTGACAACATGCTGGTGGAGAACAAGGCCACGGGCATCAGCGTGGCGCAGGAAATCCGCCGCGTGTATGGCTACGAGGACTGGGGCCTTCAGTTGATGGACCCCAAGGGGCAGGACAAGGTGGCGCGGGCCTACAGCGTACAGCACCTGTTCGCGGATGATCTTGTCTACGCCCCTCTTAACTTCTCATGGGCGGATATGGTTGTGACGGAATGCGCCAGCTTCCCGAAAGCCAAGAACGATGACCTCGTGGACACGGTTACGCAGGCCCTGCGCTTTCTCCGCACAACCGGGATGTTAACGCGCGGCTCTGAGCGGACGGCGCAACTGTCTGATAGTCTTGCATTCAATGGCAATTCGGGTGATACACCTCTATACCCAGTGTAGAGGTTGTTAACATGCTCCGTGTGCAGGCTTTCATCACCAGCCAGTCTGGCCGCCAGTACACGGTGAAAGCCCACGCTGAAGGCGTTGATACGCCATTCATCTTCAATATTGATGCAAATTCTGATAAAGATGCGGCTATGGAAGCAATCCGCCGCGTAGAGGCTATGGACAGCCTCATAACCCAATCAGCGAGGGCTATCTAATGGCTGTTCCCGGCCTCAATCCCAACATTCGCCTTATCCCCACCATGGAAGAGGAGACCATCCTAGATGATATTGTCGTTATTGACGCGGATGAAGGCGGCTCAGACACAGAACTGGACGAGGCAGGGAATGTCCTGCGTATCCAACACGCGAACGGCGATGTCACCGTCTCTATTGACGGAGGACCAATCAGTCGCGCCTCCGCTTCCGACGAACCCGCCGGGTGGTACGACAACCTAGCCGACGACATCAATGACCTTGAACTGAGCCGGATCGCGGAGGAGCTTCTGCGCGGTATTGAGGCGGACATCCAGACCCGCTCAGACTGGCTTGAGGACCGCGCTCAGGGGCTGAAACTTCTGGGCCTGAAGATTGAGCTTCCGGGCGTGCAGGGCACAAGCGATGGCGCACCCGTTGAAGGCATGAGCAAGGTTCGCCATCCGCTTTTGCTTGAGGCTGTACTGCGTTTTCAGGCAAATGCCCGCTCTGAACTTCTGCCCACAGACGGCCCCGTCAAGATCAGGGATGACAGCAACAACTCTGGCGTTGAGCTGGATGAGCTTGCGGCGGCCCTTGAGAAGGACATGAACCACTACCTGACGGTCACGGCGTCCGAATACTACCCGGATACTGACCGCATGCTGTTCATGGTCGGCTTTGGCGGCGATGGCTTTAAGAAGGTCTACTACTGCCCGCTCCGCAACCGCCCGGTGTCTGAGAGCATTGACGCTGAAGACCTGATCGTTAACAACGCGGCGACCGACCTTGAGAGCGCCAAGCGGATCACGCATCGCATCATGATGCGCCCGTCTGTTGTAAAGCGCATGCAGATCATCGGCGCTTACCGCGACATCGCTCTGTCTGAGCCGCAGGAGCCTAAGCTTAACGCTGCGAAGGAAGAGAAGAACGCACAGCAGGGCGTGTCCAACACGGTGATGAACCATGAGGACCGTGACCGCGAGATTTACGAGTGCTACTGCGAACTGGACATTGCTGGCTACGAACACAAGTGGAAGGGCAAGCCGTCTGGTCTGGAAGTCCCGTATCGCGTCACGATTGACGCCTCCAGCCGCCAAATCCTGAGTGTGGTGCGGAACTACAAGCAGGAAGACAGGCTCCCGACCGCCAAGAAGGTATTCGTCAAGTATCCGTTCGTGCCGGGTCTGGGCTTCTATGACATCGGCCTCCTGCACATTCTGGGCAACACCACTAACGCGCTCACGGCCACATGGCGGGAACTGTTGGACGCTGGCATGTTTGCCGCCTTCCCCGGCTTCCTCATTGCAGAGCAGGGTGCGCGCCAGAACAGCAACATCTTCCGCGTACCTCCCGGCGGCTCTGCCACGGTCAAGACCAATGGCATGAAGATCAGCGATGCCATCATGCCGCTCCCGTACAAGGAGCCTTCGTCCGCCCTGATGCAGATGTCCGAGAACATCTCCCAGTACGGCCAGCGCGTTGGTGGCACCGCTGAACTGGCGGTTGGAGAGGGCCGTCAGGACGCTCCTGTAGGCACCACACTGGCGATGATTGATCAGGCCACCAAGGTCCTGAACAGCGTCCACAAGCGCCTGCACGCCGCTCAGGCTGAGGAGTTCCAGCTTCTAAAGGAATGCTTCCGCGAGAACCCGGACAGCTTCTGGCAGCGCAACAATGCACCCGCCTATCCGTGGGATCAGGAGACGTTCTTGAGGGCGCTGGAGAGCTTCTACCTCATCCCGCAGGCGGACCCTAACACCGCCAGCCACACCCAGCGCATGATGAAGACTGTGGCCCTGATCCAGTTGGCATCGCAGGCCCCGGATATGTTTGATCTACAGGCGGTCAACCGTCAGGCGATCCGCACCATTGGCTACAACCCGGATGAGTTCGTCAAGAAGGATCAGGGCAACCCGTCTCCGCAGGCCATGGAAGCCATGGCAGGCATTGAGAAGGTCAAGTCTGAGGTTGTTAACGACACCATGCTGGCGAAGGCTGATGTCGCCCTGAAGATGGCTCAGGCGCAAAAGATCGCCACGGAAGTCCAGATGGGTCCGCAGGGTCAGGCGCAGAACTCGGCAGACATGCTGAATGCTCAGGCGGACCTGATGCACGCAGAGAACGACCGCATGGACCTGTCCATGAAGCAGAAGCAGCTTGAAGTGGACGACAAAGACATCACCATTGACGGTGAGAACCGTTCAGCAGAACGCGACAGCCGCGAGAAGCTTGCAATGGTGAACTTGCAGCGTGACGCCCTCCAGATGGACCATGAGAAGGCCATGCTGGAAGGTGACATGGCAAAGATCGCAATGCAGCAAGTGCTGAAGCCTGAACCGTCTCCTGCGCCAAAGGGGCCGGGTAAGAAGCCGAAGCCGGGTCTTGTGGGGTAAGTGAGATGGCGGGCAGGAAGGACATCGTTGATCTAGTCTCTGAAGCTCTCAGGGCCGCTATGCGGGCGCTACCTGAAAAAGACGCGATGGCTTTGTCTCGCACAGGATCAGACCCAAAGCGGTTTTTGCCTTATACTGGCAGCTTCCAAAAAAAAAGCTCCCCCTCTTTTTATGACCCTAAGTATTGGGCTGTAGAACCTGATCATCTTGAGTACCCAGAGGGCGTTATTGTTGGCACCCGTGACAAGCTTGTTCCTGTTGCCCCCAGCACAAACGCCTCAAATCTAATCAAGCCCGATAATGAGTTAATGTATCGCGGCATGTCGGCGGATGAGATGGCTTCGTTTTTACGGAGCCAAGAACTTAAAAGCCGTGGAGATTACAACCTTTCTGGGCAGGAGGGGTTGACTTATTTTACAAAAGACCCGGAGGCTGCTGAGTACTACGCCAACGCTTTCGCCCCTGAGAAATATAAGCCAGACATGGAGAAGCCAGCGTATTTAGTGGCGGCAAAGCGTCCGCCGTCCAGCAGGATCGTGGATGTCCCCGGAACAGCCAGCCATGAGCTTGGAGTAACAGGGTCTGTTCCTGTTGAGGATGTTGTTGGTGTGTATCGTGGAACCACAACCGACTACACCCCCGTTTGGCGGGATAACGGTTCATATAGCGCCCCCAATGCCAGATTGAATTGGGAAGAGAAGTCTTTGGATGACATTCTTCGTGGCCGCGCATCTGGCGGTCGCATAGGCTACGGCCCCGGCGGTGCAATTGATGACATCGTAAAGATGGCGGGCAAGATCGTCAGCGGCGCAGATGAGCCTGCAAAGACAGGCATCAGGGCGTATCACTCTAGCCCCCATGACTTTGATAAGTTTGAATGGTCTCCGCGCACCAGCGGAACTGGTGAGGGCGCTCAAGCTTATGGTGCTGGTCTTTACTTTGCTGAAAGCCCCAAGGTCAGTGGGCGCGGAGGAACTTATGACAAGCAGTTCACGCGCAAGCTAATGGAGCTTGACAGAACAGGTGGCGATACACGCATGTCTCGCCTGAAAATTGGCAACAAGCCGTTGACATCGTATGGTGTTGAGTATGATCCTGAGTTTATTGATGCAGTGAAGTCTGGCCGTGAATTAGATTACGCTCAAAACAAGCTCAATCGCTGGCATGAACTGTCGGCTGATGAGGCTTATCCTTACCGTGATTACGCCGCTGAAAAAATGCAAGCGTGGGAACAGCTTCTGAATGACATGCACTCTGGGAAAAATGCGTACTACCCAACAAAATCGCGCATTTATGAGGTAGAAATTAACGCCGATCCTAACTTATTGCTCCGTTGGGACGAGCCTTTGAAAAATCAACCTCCTAGTGTTTTGAAGGGGTTAGGATTTACAAACCCAGAGGACGTTTCCGCCTTGCAAAAAGAACGTTCAGAAATTGAAAGGAGAATG